TTTGTTTCTACTAATTATATTTGCAGAGTTTTTATTAAGAGAATATCCTACCATACTACAAATTACATGATTAGGTAAGGATAATAATTCTTCAATTAATACTGATGCTACTATTTTAGCTTGTGAGTATATCCCTCTTTTAGGTTTCAAAGAATCAATATTAAAGTATTCACAAACAATAGAAATAATATATTCAGGACTAAACCTTGCTAATTCTGTTAAATCTATAGGTTCATATAGAGTTTCTGTAGTTTTAGCTACAGTGTCTATTTTTATTAATATTATAGCCATATTTTGTTTCTTCAAAAGTTTTATGAATCTTATATCTTTTCTTTGATATTTTTATACATAGGAATATTAATATTCCGATCAATAATAGCTTTAGCATAATATATAATTTTTAATAGTTTGGTTAATCTTGTCATACACTCGACCGTTAGCAACAATTAAGTTGCTTTATTTTTATAAGTATCCCCACATGTTTCGCAAAGTTCATCATTAGTTGTGTTGTTGTATTTGCAACCAATGCAACTTAACGGATTGCTAACAGCAGGTATAGTTAATTGCCCATCACTCGTATCAGCATTTTGCTCACGCACATACCGTAATATCAACTTTGCAAATGTTAATGGGGCTGTGTGGTAAAACAAACTTCTTTCATCTGTTTTATCAAATTCCTTTGCTTCTGGTTGTTTTTCTAACCAAAAACATATTCCTAATAAGTAACCTTTTTCATTTATATCCATCGCACAATATTTTAAAGTTTATAACTCGTATTACGGTCAATGGGTTATTCAACAGGCAACTAACCATACCTGCTTGCCGTTATCGGCAACCTTTAGGCGTAATGCTAAGATACAGCCTGCTCAACTTTAAATTCTTTTGTAAAATATGTTTTTTTAGTTTCCCAAATTGATACCCCATCACTTTCGGCATCTGTTGAAATATATTGCAAACTATCGCTATAAGATTGAGGTGTGAGCATATTTATCCAAAGAACCATTTCACAAGTACCTCCGCTTTTTATGTGTTTTGCACAGTCTGGAAAATATTTATTCCACAGTTCTTTTGCCTGTTCTAAGGTCAATTCTGTTTCATCACATACAATCTTTGTATCTATGAAAATTTGACCACTCATTTTTGCATACTGAAATGCACAGTTTTTTTCTTGCGACATTATTTTAATTATTTAAGCACTACGCACAACACGCAATGTAAAACATACTGGGCTTCGTGCGGTTATTAAATATTAGTTCTCGTTTCAAAGTTTGTACGGTCGGATATGTTCGTACTTCATAATCCAGCACGTTTTATATTGCCAACCGTTAGCAACCATTTAAACCATCTAACATTTTGTTAGCCATTTCATCGCAGTATTGCTCTCCATTATCATATACCAAATGACAAACTACTTTATTCAGTTCGTTATCTACTATAGCAAATAATACGAAATCTAAAAGTATCGTTTTGATAATTGAAAAACGGTTGTTAACACTATGGTTATGCAATTGGGGGGTTTGTGTTGTATTCATTTGTATTATAGTTTATTAGGTTATGACTATTTTGACAGTTTCGTGCCTCGTAATCCGGCACGAAATCATATACCCATCGTTGTACGCAATTAGCCTACGCACATTTTTCCAAATAGTCTTTCCATTTATCACAGCCTTTGAATAATTTACGAACATATCGTTTCGGCAAATCGTATTGGAAACCCCCCATATCGTTCAATTTGCCATATCCAGCAGTTATACTTACTTCATCAATAAAAGTACTGCAAGCTGGTTTCTTTCCAATACTATACATCGCCACCGCACAATAACTGCGTACAATATATAATATATTCCATGCCTTGCGTTGTAGCCATTTTTTTAGTTTGTTTTTCATATCAAAATTTTTAAGTATTTGTAACTATGTGCCTTGTATTCGGCACGTAACATATTATCAACCGTTAGCGTTCATTTAGCCAACGCTCTAAAATCATCTACAACCTCTTCAAGCAAAGTTTTTACATCTTGCATCATTTTAACCGTATCGCTATCCATTAAGTGTTTTGTTTTATCTAAACTTTTGTTTATAAATTCCAACTTTGCTTCATACTTTTCAATAATTTCTTTCATTTTATTTGTGTTTTTTGTACCGCCAACGCTCAAAAACGAAACGCTAACAAGCGGTATAGTTAATAAAGGCTGAATTAAGTTTATTTCTTCAATTGGTCAATAGTGGTCAGCCTTTACTAAACCATACCGTCAGCCGTTAGGTGCAATAAAAAATAAATTTTCCACCGCACAGCTACCAGTTCCAAACCCATCCATCACCATTCATTCTACTAAATATATTCAATATTACAAACCATATAACAAAAGATAACAATCCTATTCCAAAACCAACCCAAGTTGATATATTCCATATTGCCATACTTCCGAGCCATTCAGTCCAATAAACAACGTACTCAACTCTTAGCCAAATATCAATTAGTGTTTCCACTTTTTCGTTTTTAAAGCCCACGCTAAATTTATTTTTTACAGACACCTAACAGCAAGTAGGCAAAATGCCGCTATGAGCCTGAGTGCCTTGATGTTTACATTTGTAGGGGCGGCTTTTGGTCTGCCAGCCTCTTTTCTTTTACCGCCACTACTCATATGTATCTTATGTAGTATCGTTTGCAAAATTGGTCATAACTTTCATTTTTACGACCATAGATCTTGTATTCTGCTTTTTGGTCTGCTACAACACCCACAATAACGATTTTAATAAAACCAACTATTGCTAAAATAATTACTATTGCTATCATTATTTTTAGTATTAAATTAAACATGCCCAGTTATTAAACATTATTAAGATAAAAGCTACTTAACTCCACACTCTAACACTACCAATCCTAATTTTATAAATCGAGTTTTATATTTTACAATATAATAGAGTTAAGTAGCTTGTTTCTTTACAATTTTATTAAATTATGTTGTAAACAAAACTTAATATAGTCTTTATCTAGCTTAAATATTTCAAGATAAAGTTTTCCTTTATGAGGGCCAAAGTTAAACCTATGGCTCCTCATTTTTCCCGTCTGCATATTCATAGTAAAAATCCTCAATATGACAATAGTTTTCTTCTAAAAATTCATCTAACCACTCTTGATATTCTTTGAAACTATGAAATATTCCTGTTTTAGTAATAGAGCCAGATTTCCAATGAATTACTCCTCTTATAGAAATATGCTTAGGAATCATAGAGTAAATTATTAATAAAAGTCCTCCAAATATTGAACATATAATTACGGTTGTAATTATATCTATAATATTCATGTCTGGTTCAAAAATAACACACCAATAATAAGTTATTAAAGCTATTATCGGAACAATTAACCATTTATTAGTTAATATTTTATCTATTTTATCCATACTTCAAATGTTAAATACAACAAAGTGTTGAATAAAATAATACTTAATATAACCCATAATTGAATTTTCTCTGATGATGGATTTTTGAAGTAATTTTTTATTGCTTTCATAATTATGTTAGTTTATTAATGAAATTTAATATTAAAATATACTTCTGAGTTTCACAACTGAGAAGTATGTGTTTTACTATAACAAGTAAAACAAAATTTAATTATTATAAAGAATTAAGTTCTTTCCAAATTTCAAAAGGTTTAAGTTCGGCTCATGTTACTGTCTGTATTCAGTGGAGAGTTCTAATATTTATGTTAAAGAACTGTACAAATATAATATATTTAGAATAAATTTGAAATATTCTTACTATTTAAAACAGGTTTTTAAAAAATAACTGATGAGATTACTCTCACCAGTTATAACTACTAACTAAAAACCAAACACCTATGAAAAACCAACTACTAATCAGATAAATAATAAAACCATGTCCAAAAGATACAAGTGGGTATATAAAATACATATTGTATAAATTTCGGACAACCTGCTGTCAATATTTCTACTATTAACATTCTAATAGAAAGTATAGTAAAAAATAAAGCTAAGAATAAAATAAAATGTATCATATATTATATTGTTAAATTATTTACAAAAGAAAAAGAGATATTAGGTAAGATTATTACCACTTAGAATACACTAAGCTTTGCAGTACTTACCCCAATGTCAATTTAATATCTCTTTAGAAAGAAAGAAACAACTAATTTCTTCCCACCAGTCTTTATCAGGCCAGCAGTCTCACCATTAGTTGTCTCTATAAATTAATTACTTGAAATCATAATCACCAATCTCACTACTTGGAATGAGCACACCATTGACAATTGTATAATCCATGATTACTTTTATTTAAAGGTTAATATTAATGAGAATATTGTAAACTACACTGACTATTCACGGCAAGTTAATGTTGTATAAATATAGTCAAGTGTAGCTGAAAGTTCTTTATACTATTTCAAATCTTCAACAAAAGTTTTGCATTGATTTTCCAACCAACCGATTTCCATTTCTGGAATATCTCCAAAGAATTTCATTGCTTCATCTCTAGCATATTCAATAACTTCTGTTTTAATAGCTTGTTGTAAATAAGTTATTCTTGGTGCATTAGGATAAAGAATATATTCAGAATGGTTAATAGCTTTAGGATAAGGATTTTGCTTATCATAATAAATACAATAGCTTCCTTTACCACATAACTCTTCTATAGCATTAACAAGTTCTTTAGGAGTAGTTACATATAAACCACCTCCAGCATATTTACAATTATATCTTATTTCTACACAACCCTTATGTGCAATAACTTCTATATTTTGTACCATTGTAATAAGTTTTAAGTTTGAGCTACCATGCACTTCTTTTATTTATCATTATTTATACTCTATGAAAGGAACATTAAAGAGTTATTTAAGTAGTCTGACTACTTAAATTATGTTATATTTAATATGAATGTTGTGTATATTTTAAAGTTTGTAAATTGGAATTAAGATGGGTGAGTGAGTAGTACCAAGCCTTTCAGCCCTATCACTTAAAGTAAAGCTTTAAGTAAAAAATAAATATTGATTAATAACTAATCAAATTAATGATTAATTACTAATCAATATTAATTATTAAACTATACCATATATTATATAGGTATAAAAGTAACACAAACTAATCACCATTTACATAAAATAGTTGTTACATATCAATTGTATATGCAATCTGTCACTATAACAGCTTAACATGCAGAACACTGCTGTTTCAATGGGTCTGATGAATTTACAAGGCTGACCAACCGAGTTAGTTAGTTTGTGTTGTAAGAATAAATCCTAATTAATTACCTCTGACTTATCCATAAAGGCTTGCATACCAGAGTGTACACTTCTGAGTGATAGTGTAGATAATTAATTAGAAATGTAGTACAGGATTTCTCCTGTACTACACATGATATTACAAAGATTCTACAAGATTTGCAGACTCATTAGGATTATGCAAGCACCAGATTATAGTACCAGCATCATCTTCCATAATAAGCTCAACAAACTCTTTATCAGAAACATCAGACTTATAGTTCTGACTAACTGAAGCTACAGCAGCACCATTAGCACTGACAAATAACTTACCAGTCTTAGGGTTCTTAATAATATCCAACTTATCTGCCTTATGTAATTCTTTAAAGGCAGAAATACTAAGTTTTTTTCCAAATTTCATGACGCAAAAATTTAAAATTAGTACTAATAAAATAAGAAACGATTTAAAAAATTTACCAACAGGACATTATATCCTCATTAATAAGAAAATGGATGGAGTGATTATTCATATAGAACACTCCCCTATAAGGAGCAATCCACTTTAACAGTGTAGTAAAATCTAGCAATTCTACATTGAACAATATACACCACTTATCTCCAATTTTACGAGTATTTATTGAGCAACTTTTTTTATTTAAAAAAGAAGATAGTTGCTCAATACCTGTATTATTAGCAAATTCAGGCAATTTAACATACTTCACATCAACAAAAGGATTTACTTCAATCTTTTGTCCAATATTAAAATGTATCATAATATATAGATTAAATTAATAAATACATTAAAAACGTTATACTCAGAGTTGTATAGCCGTAACAATAAGTCCTTCTGATACATCAGACAATATGAGGATTCTTGTTTTGCTTCCAGAATATAACGTAGCAGTAATCCATGCTATAGGTATACATCTTTTCCATGATGTACAATGACTACATTTTTACAGCATGTAATTGCTGACTTGAGTTAACTTGCCTCAAGATTGATAGGGCGTATAACCCAAAATTTAATGAAAGATGGGGAGTGGATTGTAGGTGATCCCCACACTCAAACATATAATAAAATTTATAGTATTAAAATAAAATAAACTTTCACTCATTCATAGATAATTAACTTTTTGTAGTATATTATAAACAAATTACTTATTTTTGTATGGTATAATCAACAAAGTAGTTAATAACAAATCTTTGGCACAAAATACTATTTGCTGCCAGAATATAGTTGGTAATACCCAACATTATCCAGTAAATTAACACTTAATGTGAGATATTCCCAACAAAATAAATCAAATTTAATATAGATTGGTGGGGATATAACCGAAATATAATAAAGTACCCACCCCTAAATAAAAAGTTACATTTCTGTAAGTTACAACTATGTAACTTTTTATGCGGAGAATACACTACTTATTCACCGCATAAAATACATTAAAAATATTTTAAATAATTTTGACGAAAGATCACAACTTGGGTTATTATTCTAAGGTTATATCTAAGATAATACATAATACTCAGTATAGGGGTAAATATACTCAGTATGGTACTGAATATACTCAGTATATTTCATAGTATAATTTTTTTATTAAAATATTTGGAAATGTCAAATAGTATACTTATATTTGTAGTATAGTTTTATGATATGGATAGAAAAGATTGGTATGAGCAACTAAAGGATAATGGAGATATAATAGATAGAGGAACTTACTTAAATGTTCCTTATAATATTTTAGATGAGGAAATAATTTCTACCCATGAAAAATTAATACTTGCTATGGTATTATCTCTTACAGATAAAGGAATGGAATGTTATATGAGTAATGAGTATATATCGAGTACTCTGAAACTGTCCCCTTCAGCTCCATCTAAAATGGTTAAAAATTTAGCTAAAGTAGGATATATAAAAGCCTACTATAAATTTAAACCTTATAGTAAGACTCTAAAAGGAAGAGTATTGGAGCCATCTGGTAAATATTTTAAACAAAAAATTCCAAGAGAACGTGGATATATTTATAAATTAATAGAATTTGAAAATGGAAAAGATAAAGAAAATACTGAGGAATAAAGATTTAAAAGGTACAGAAAAATTATTGCTAGTTTTAATTGCTGTTGAAGATGAAGCTAGATTTGGATCTAACTCTAAATTATCAGAAGCTTTAGGAGTAACTATTACAAATATAATAAATACAATACAATCTCTTAATAATAGAGGACTTGTAGAAGTTAAATATGAGAAAAAAGAACAACAATATTTAAGTAGGGAAATTATAGTATTATGAAAACTAACAGTAAAGGTAAGTATAGAAGTGTAAAGAACAATAAACTACAAATTAAGTCTAAACCCAAAAATAAAAATAATGTTAATAAAGAGGAGTTAAAATTAAAGATAACTTCTTTGTTAGAATGCCTAGATAAAGGGGATTTGGTTCCGGTTAGAAACTATCTTAAAGGGCTACTTCCACGAGAAAAGAAATATACTAAGACTTCTAAACTTGCGGCTGAAGAATTTAGGCAAGAAAATTTAGCAAAACAAACACCTGCTGAAAAACAACTTGGTAAAATACTAAGAGAACTTAAAATAAAGTATCAGGCCCAAAGACCTGTTCACTACGCTAAAGGTAAATTCTTTATACTAGATTTTTACATTGTAATGTCAAGATTATGTATAGAAGTAGATGGTGGATACCACAATACTCCTGAACAGCAAGAAAAAGATACTCTAAGAACTGAAATTTTAAATAAACAAAACGTAAAAGTAGTAAGGTTTACAAATGAGGAGATATTACATAATCCAGACATAAAAATAATTATAAAGCAATTGTGTGACAGCACACATTTATAGGTTTTATGTTTTATAACATTTTGTAAATTTCTGAATATTACATATATTTGTAGAGTTAAAAAATACTAATTAATGAGAATATAATATATGGAACAGAAGATAAATAAATACATTGCAGGAATAGATCCTATAGAAGAAAATAAAAGTTTTATGGACTTATTCTTATGGGGAGAGTCTGTAGAGTATATTAATCCAGATGGAACTATTAGACATATTTCATTTGGTTCAGAAGAGTATGAAAAACTATGGCAAGAGGCTACTATTGTAGAAAATACTTCTATATCTATATCAGATGCTATAGAAAGATTTAAAGATAATTTAACAGAAGAAGAAATAACTAAACTTAGAGAATATGGAAAATAACAATAACCAAAGTATATTTATAGCAAGCAATACAGGTATATGTATAAAGAACCCAATGCGGCAAGCAAGAATAATTGGCCCAGATCCAAGTTTCCAACCAAAGTACCCTGTAGCCAAGAAAAGTTGGTTTGATTGGATAGGAGTTGGAGGAGGAAGTAGTTTTGATAGTACATCTTTTGCTGTAGGATTAGCTTGTGGAAGTTGTTAATAAAATTAAAGAAGTGTATGTGGAAAAAACTAACTCCTAAAGTACTTAGATATACTTTTGCCCATTTGCCTGAAATATGGTCTAAAATAGAATGTTTAGAAAGATCAGATAAAGGATGGGAAAAGTGTCAGGGAATAAATTGGAGAATACAATTTAATGAGATAATAGAAAGATATAAAGAAGAATATGGAAAATAAAATAGAAATTACAGTAAAAAAACTCAATGAAATAAAGCAAACTATAGATGACTCTTTCCAAGATTTTATATTGTGGGGAGAAAGTATGATATGTTATCCTAACGTTGGATTATCTAGATGTATAAGGTTTGGTACTGAAGAGTATGATAGAATTTATTCTCAAATATCTTCTAATCCTTGGAAAGAAAATATTGAAGAAAATACTTCACTAAGTTGTTCGGGAATAATAACTAGATATAAAAATAAATTAAAAGATGGAAAATAAAAAAGAATACTTAAAGATTAAAGTTAAATCTAGTTATGGTACAACTATAATCAAGAAGTTAGATTCAGGTATTGATATAGATGATTTAATGCAGGAATGGAGAGATATATTACTTGGATTAGGATATAGTGATAAAAGTATTAATAAGTATATTGAACTAACATGAGAGAAGTTAAACCATTAAAAGTAGAATTTATAGACAAAGATACTATGTGTAGAGCAGATAATCTTTGGAATATAGTAGTAGAGTTAAATACTGAGACTAGTGAATTAGTGGCTTGGTATATAGGTGAAACACCTGATTTGGATAAGAAGTTAGAAATTAAAGTTGTTGAATAATGGATATTAATATATATTTAGCAGTATTATTTATAATAACAGTTTTGGTATTTGGAATACATTTATTCTTAAAATTATTTAATAATGAACTATAAGCATATTATACCTCAAGATACTTATAACCACATGGAAGATTCTGCTTGTGGTTGTAATCCTACTATAAGTATAGCAGAGGGAGAGGAGATGTATATACACAATGATATGAATAAAAGGGAACTTATGACTAATTTTTGTAAGGTTATAAATAACCAAACAGATTTAGAACCTTGGATGAAAGAAATAGTAGACAAACATTTTTGGGAATTAATATGAGCAAAACACCAATAAATAACTTAACTAAGGAACAGTTTCTAAAAGAGTTTGAGGAAGGTATGGATAAAATATCTCCCGATAAGAAAATTACCAAAGAGGAGTTTCTGAATACTTTGTTAATGAAGGGAATATTAAATCCTGAGAAATATTTTGAATTTATACAAGAATAGTTTATATTTGTTGAAAAATAATTATATGAAGATACGTAGAGATGTATTAGAAATAGATTTGGCAGCAATTCCTCAACACATGGTATTAAATGATATTCTGGATATTGCTACAACCAAAGGTGTAATATTAATAGACTCTAAATTAAAACCTAACTATAGAGTTAGGAGACATGTTATATATAGAGATGTAATTGCAGTAGATATTAATTCAGAAGAAGGTAAAAAGATTTATAACGATTTTAAAGTTAAACAGATAGATGAAAACACAGGAAGATAAGATTAAGTATTTAAGAAAGTTGTTAAATGTGTATCTGAAGTTTAGTAGGCATTACAACTCTGTAGATTTAACAGTATCTGGTAAGGACTTTATGGTAAGATGGCATAATCCTAAACAACCTAATTGGTATAGTTTTGAGTCTGTGGAAGTACCACTAACAGATTTAGATGCTAGGATTGCAAGTTATAAAGGTAAATTACAAAGAGAACTTAAAAAGAGGAATAATGGAAAAACTATCTAAAAAGTTTATTCAAATATTTGATGATAATGCGATCTGTAATTCTTATAGTTTCTTAAATTCTGGAGAATTGTGCGCAGAAGAAGCTAAGAAGTTAGCTATAGAATTTGTAACATATTGTGCTAAAAGTAGAGTATCTTATAGTTGGCACGGAGACCAATTTTGTATACCTGTGTCTGCAATAGAAGGTACTCCTTATACTACTATTTCTAAGGAAGACTTGTTCAATAAATTTCTAGAAACTTATGAACTCTAAAGAAGATCTTATAGGAACTATATGGAAATGTCCTGTATGTAAAGAATCTATAAAAATTACAAAGAAAGGTATTTACCATAGTTGTGATAACTATATGAGTATAATAACCTTGCAACAATTATTTGAACATAAACAATATCAATTACAATATGGAAGAAGTTAAAGAAGAAATTATGTCAGCAGATCAGCAAGAAGTTAACAAATTGGCAGAACAACTTAAAGATTTAAATTCTGATACAATTAATAGTGTATTCGCAGGTAAAAGACCTGAAGGAATGGACTACTTAGTATATAAAGCTTTGAGAAAGACTTTAAATAATAAGACTCGCCAATATTTAAAAGGTAATTTGTTCTATAATAGTGGCAGAGGTATGCAAAAAGTACCTGCTAAAGAGGCTGATTTGGTTAAAGATGAAGAGAGTGGTATAAAATTTGTTAAGGCTACTCCATACATTAAATCTAAAAAATTGGAGGAATAAAACATGTATTTTTGTAATTGTACTTTAGCTGGAACTAAAGCTTGTGAGAATTGTAGTAATAGTGTTAAGAACTCATTACAGGTATTTAAAGACTTATGGGAGTCTCAGCCCGTAACTTATTATTTTACAAATTGGCAAACCTACAACCCAGAAACCCACGAATTAGTTGAGAAAAAGGAAGCTAAGATTAAAAGATTAAAAGAAAGTTTAGAAACTTCTAAAAGGCAGAAAGATAATAATAAAGCTTTGATTGAACAATCTTACGCTAAGATTGTGGAATGTCAAAATAATATTAAAGTTTGTGAAGATGATATTAGTAATTTAACGCAAGAGTTGAGAGAGTTGGAGAAGGAGTAAACTTTAGCATCTCCTAAGAGAGTATCTTAGGACTGACACAAAAGTGTTTCTTAAATCCAGGGTAATACTACTCTGGATTTATTTTTTAATTAAATATTTGGAGAATTAAAATATATTTTGTATGTTTGAATCGTTAAAGTATTGATGATGGAAAATTTAGGACAAATATTATTACAAACTGAAACAAAGTCTGGAATAGTTCCACAAACATTAGAAACTAAATATAAATATTTTGAAAATAGATTTCAAATGTTAGACTATATTAATACTTTATATTTGGTTTTTGAGGATAATAAACAATATACACTAAAATTGACTATTATTCCTAACAAGAATGAACTTAAACAAGAAATCATAAAAAACTATATATGGGTAGTAGACCAGTATTTCAATATGAATTAGATGGTAAATATGTAACAAGGCATCCGAGTATTGCAGCAGCAGCTAGTGTAATGGGGTGTAATGAAAGTACGATAAGAAGGGCTATTGATAAGTATAGAAACAGTTGTGGATTTATTTGGAAATCCCAAGCACCTTTATTTGGTAAACTTGTGGAAAACACTAAAGATGGATATAAGACCAAATTTGAAAATTCTTCGCCAAAATTACATCCAGAAAGATTGGCTAAACTAATACCAGATTCCAAACATGTAAAAATATTACTTATAGATGTCGAAACAGCTCCATTAAAGGCTTTTACTTGGGGCATGTGGAAGCAAAATGTTGCAGTATCTCAATTAATATCAGATTTTTTTATCATATCTTGGGCAGCTAAATGGTTGGATGAAAATGAAGTTGTTGGAGCGTGTATAACCCCAGAAGAAGCTTTAAAAGAAGATGATTATAGCATAATGAAAGATTTGTGGGAGCTTATAGATCAAGCAGATATAGTTATTGGTCATAATGGGAATAAGTTTGATATACCTAAAATAAATACAAGATTTGTAGTACATGGATTTAATCCCCCTTCAAGTTATAAAATTATAGATACTAGATTAGTAGCTAAAAATCAGTTTGGGTTTAGCAGCAATAAACTTCAACATTTAGCTAACAGTTTTGGTATAGAAGGTAAATATGATACAGACTTTGAATTGTGGAAGAAATGTTTAGAGGGAGATGAAGAGTCTTTGAATTATATGTTAGAGTACAATATGCACGATGTAGAAGTACTTGAAGAAGTGTATTTAAAGTTACGTCCATACATTAAAAACCACCCAAATCTTGATATTTATAATAATGATCTTACTCCCCACTGTTCTTTATGTGGTAGTAACAAACTTAAACTGATACCGGATAAGTATTTTTATACTCAAGCTGTAGAATATCAGTTGTATAGATGCGAAGATTGTGGTGGATTAAGTAGGGCTAAGAAAGGAAATAAAATATTACATAAGAAAGTAATATCAGCGATACCAAAATAACAAAGTAATATGACTAATGAAAACTAAAAAGAAATATTGTCTTGGATGTGAGGCAAAGGGCATAAGAAAAGTGTGTGATGAAATAATTGAGCATGAAGGAGAACATATTCCTGTATGTAAATCTTGCAAGAGAGTATTTCTAGTTGAACTTGAGTCAATTATTTGGGATAAGAAGTAGTAATTTTTTAATTTAGAATGTATGGAAATTGATTTTCAGAAAGTTAACGTTGAACAATTGACGATAGTATTGCAAAATGATTTAAATGCTGGCACATCTGAATTAAAAACTTGGGGGGAAATAGTTACAATATTGTATAAAGAAGCTGGTAAAGCAGGGTTTAAAAAGTTATTTAATCGTACTCAGATAGAATTTATAAATGAATTATATGACCAATTCGTTGCAGATTATACACAGAATGTAAATAATTTGGGTTCTAATTTAACTTATGTAAACGAAGATGAATAAATAATATGAAACTACCCATAGTAATAAAAGTAACACAGGAAGATAAATATGATAAGATGGTAAAGATATTATCATCTTATCCCCCCTTGTGTTTTCTAAGTCCAAGTGAAAAAGATGTATATTCTGCATTGTTATACTTATGGCACACTAAATACAAACATATACAAGATCCTATTGAGAAGAATGAATTAGTATTCTCTAAAAGGAATAAGGAAGAGTTATGTAATAAGGTAGGCATATCTATTGATAGGTTTTATAACATAGTTATGGGTTTAAAGAAACACAAACTTATGGAAGATAAGGATATATTAAATCCTAAATATGCTGCTTTATTTGATGATAAATTTGATGAAATAAGTTTTATAATAAAACTAGATGCTTAGAGGAGATATACAGAATGAAGTACTAAAAGAAATATGTAAGGAGGAAGGTATTTCTTTTAACCAGGGAGAAGAGGCTATCAAACTCACTTATAAGTTTATAAGTGAGATAATGGCTTCTGGTGATAGGGAAAATACTGTATTTAAATCTGTAAGAGTTAAAGGATGGGGGTTATTTTACTGCCCTGAACACAGAAAGAAAAAATTAGAAAGAATAAATAAAAACAAGAAATATAAAGAAGGAGTGAATGAAACTATTTGATTTTGATAATAGGAAAGTAATACCATCTCCTGAAGCTTTATTAATTAAGGAGTTTAAGGATATTTATGATGCTGATAAGTCTAAAGATAAAAAGCTGGCTTTAGAAGAGTTGGCTTATGTAGTTTATATGGCAGATTTTAAATCTCCTTATAAAAATAAAACTGAGGATGTTAGAGCCAGTTATGTAATTAAAGATGTTATTACTACTAAAAGTTGGAAAGAGTCTGATTTAGTTAAAGCTGCTATTGAGAAATATAAAGACTTAACTAAGACGGCTTCTATGGGATTATTAGAAGATATTGAATATGGAGTATCTAAAATAAGACAATATTTTAGAAATAATGCCGATGCTTTAGCTACAGATGAAGAAGGTAAGGTAACAGCACAATATTTAACTAATGCTGAAAAGATTGAAAAATTACTTGTAATTCTTGATAAATTAAAGACTAGAGTTGAAGAAGAGAAATTAATAGAAATGAAGTTAAAAGGTGGAGGTAGTGTAAGTAAATGGGAAGTACGCAACAAAAGATAATTGTAGCTGAGAAGTGGAATGTATCTGAAGCAAATAATCCTGTTAGAAATACTAACCATGATTATTTAAAGTTTGTTAATTCTGCTGTATTTTCAGAAGAAGCTAGACATTTCATGCGTTATGGTTATTATACAGATGCTCCAGCAGGTACTAAGGACTATGAAGATTATTGGGAAGAACAGGACAGAAGGTGTATTGAAGGATATAGTGTTGGTGGTGTAAGAATACCAGGAAGATACTATTTCATGCTAAACTTTGGGATGATTAAAGCTAGACCTATAGATCCTAAAACTGGTATAGAGTATAGTGATAGGAAGATATGGACATTTCCTAAATTCTTAGACCATCAATACTATATAGGTTTAGAGTTAGAAGAGTGTTTTGCTGAAGGGCCTCATGTAGGTAAACCTATGCAAGGTATGATATGTTTAAAGTCTCGTAGAAAAGGATTCTCATACTTTGATAGTAGTACAGTTTCAGCATATAATTATAATTTTGTTCCAGGTTCTACTACAGTACTAGCTGCATTTGAAACGCAGTATTATAAAGTTCCTTTAGACGCTGTACACACCACACTAAACCATTTAAATAAATATACCTGTTGGTCTAAAAGAAGAATCATTAATAGAAGAGATCATATTAAGTCTGGATTTAAAGGATATGATAGAAATGGGCAAGAGATAGAAGATGGGGATTTAAGTGAATTTTTAGCAGTATCTTTTAAAGATAACCCTTTTAAATCAATTGGCGAAAGTATTTATGCTTTTAATGGAGAAGAGTTAGGTAGATGGCCTGATTTCTTAACAGCTTATAGTATTGCAGAACCTACTTTTAGGGATGGTAATATTATGACTGGTGTGCCTATTTTATGGGGTTCTGCTGCTGATATTGAAGTGGGTTCTGTAGGTTTAGAGGATATGTTTTATAATCCTTCAGCTTATGGATTAAAAGGTTATGAGAATATATATGATGATAATGCTACAGGTAAATGTGGATATTTTATAGACGATTTGTGGTATTATCCTGATAAAGTAGTTAAAAAACATTTTGTTAATGGTAAAGAACAAACTATCACTTTAGAAGGTGTAGATGTTAATGGTAATAGTATTAGAGAAGTTGCCTATGATTCTTTAATGGAGAAAAGAAATCTGCGTGCTAGAGGAGATAGATATGCTTATAATAAATTTATTTCGCAGCAACCTTTAAAACCTAGTGAAGCTTTCTTGAGAGTTGAAGGTAATAGATTTGATGTAACCAGAGCGCAAGCAAGACTTTCTATTATAGAGAGTAATAGAACCAAATATATTAATTCTATACAATGTGTTGATTTAGAAATAAACAATGGTAATGTTGTTATTGTACCCGATTTAATACATCCTCCTTTAAGAGATTTCCCTTTAAAAGACAATATAAATAAGCCTGGAGTTATAGAGATATATGAAGAACCCGTTATAGATAGAGAAACTGGTAAACCTTATAGAAATAGAGTAATTTTTGGAATTGACAGTTATGATAAAGACTATTCTACTACTAATTCTGTAGGTTCTATAATAGGATTAGACTCATGGACTGATAGAATTGTAGTTCATTATAAAGGTAGGCCAGAAGCTGATAAATTCTATGAAAAATGTAGAAGGTTGTTGATGCTGTATAATGGAACAGCAATGTACGAAAGAACTAATATAGGAATATATACATATTTTTATAATGCTGGTTCTATACATTTATTAGCAGATGAACCTGAAATACTTGCGCAAAAAGGATTGGTTAAACCAATGCCTATAGGAAATAATAAAAAGGGTTGTCCAATGCCGGATGGAGTTAAAGCTTTAGGATTAGAATTATTTGAAACATGGCTAAATGAAAAAGCTTATGAACAACCTGAAGTTAAAGATGGGGAGGAACCTATTATATTAGCAAGATATGATGAACTTAGAAGTATACCTTTATTAAAAGAAATAATAGGGTTTAATCCTGATGGTAACTATGATGATATATCTGCTATGTTACCTCTTATGATCTATAGAGAGGATAGAAAGAAAGTTTTACAGTCTTATACACAGAAAATTAAAACTAGAGCTGAAGATCCATTTTTTAACAGGTTTGCCAGTAAAACAAGTTTTCACCCCTCCGTAGCTCAAATTTTAAACAAAGAATTTAAAGTAAATTAAGTTATACTACAAAACTGTTTATATATTTAATACTGGATAGAAATAAATATAAAGATTATATTTGGAAAATAAATTAGGAATAGATGTTTGAAATAAATATGCCTACGGGGTTCTTCCCGTCACAGAAAAAAACAGATTCTCAAAAAAATGATAAGTTTTATAAGGAGTGTATAGACTCAGGATTATCATTAGTTTATTGGGCCAATGGGATGAATACTGGTAGAACAGTTAGAAATAACAGGCATAATAAAATTATAAACTATAATCTTTGGAATGATGTTGTAGATCCTGTAGAAGTAGAAAGGGTATTAAATCCAATGAAACTTCAGGGATTTGATTTTCCTACAGTATATAGTAACTATCCTTGTATAAATCCAAACATTAATGTACTTATTGGTGAAGAGAGGCGTAGAAGTTTTAATTATACTGTAATTAATGAAAATGAAGATGCTGTAACTGAGAAACTGAGAATAACTAATGAAAGGTTAAATCAGTTTATGTTGAACTATTATTTTAGTGGTAAACAATATACTGAACAAGATGCTCAAAAATATTTAGTTGAGTTAGAGAAATGGAAAAATTTTACTTATAGAGATAGTAGGGAAAGAATGGCGCATCAAACATTATCTTACTTGCGTAGGGTAGCGTATGATGGAAATCCTATAGATGAGTGTTTTAGTAAACAATTTGAGGATGTACTTATATCTGGAGAAGAGTGGACTATTGTAGATATATATGGTGGGGAACCACAAATTAGAAAAGGAAATCCTCTTAATTTATATGCTTTAAGGGGAGCTGACTCTTGGAAAGCTGAAGATGCTAGTATTATTATAGAGGATAGTTTTGTACCTTTAGGTAAAGTACTAGACATGTACTATGACTTTTTAAAACCTCATGAAATTGATGAATTAGAAAAAGGATATAGTGTCGTAAGTACTACAAGTGCTAATTTTTCAAATCAAATAAGAAATCCTATACTATCTGTAGATCCTATTTTTGGCACACATGATGTGAATAAAATATTAGAAGTAAACTCTTCAGGTAGTAGTTATTTTGGGGGATATTATGATTTTGAAGGTAATGTTAGGGTAACTAGGGTATTATGGAAATCTATGAGAAAGATCGGCATAGTATCTTATTATGATGAAAATATGGAACTTGTTGAGGATATTGTTCCAGAACAATATACCCCAGATATTGCTAAAGGTGAAAAGGTTGAGTGGAAATGGATTAGTGAATGGTTAGAAGGTACTAAAATAGGACAAAACATATATACAAGAATGAGACCTGTGCCATTTCAGGTTAGACATTTAGATAATTTATCTTCGTGTAATCCTGGAGTTATAGGCACATTTTATAATACAAATTCATCTAAAGTAAGATCTTTAGTTGATATGACTAAAGAATATCAATACTTTTATAATGCTATAATGCACAAGTTAAAACTTTCTATAGCTAAGTATAAAGGTAAGATAGCTAAATTACCTCTACATTTATTACCTTCAAGTTGGGAAATGGATAAAATAATGTTTTATTCAGAATACATGGGGTATATGCCAGTAGATGCTTTTAATGAAGGATTGGCTGGTGCAGCTATAGGTAAGTTAGGTGGTACGATGAATGAAACATCTCCCGTTATAGATTTATCTGATGATAAATTAGTACAGTCTTTATATGTATTATTAACTTGGATACAAACACAGGTAGATAATATTACTGGAGTAACTCCTCAAAGAAAAGGTGCTGTAGATAATAGAGAGACTGTAGGTGGAGTAGAGAGAGCTATTATGCAGTCTAATATGAATACTGAAAAATGGTTTGGATTACACGATAACCATAAAGTAAGGGTATTAAAAGTTTTATTAGAAGCTGCTAAAGTTGCATGGAGGGGTAAATCTTTCAAAAAAGAATATATTTTAGATGATAGAACCAGATCTGTATTAGATTTTGATAGTTCCTTAATAGCTGAAGGAGAATATGGTATAGATATTTCTACAGCTACTAGGGATCAGGAAGTATTACAAACTTTGAAAAGTTTAATACAACCATTTATACAAAATGGCGGTTCAATGAGTATGGCTATGGAACTTGCTAGAAGTACAGATCCGTCAAGTTTACAGAGAAAGTTGGAAACCTTTGAACAAGAAATGCAACAACAGGCTCAAGAGGCTAGACAACATGAAATGGAAATGGCACATGCTCAAATGCAAACTGCTATGGAACAGAAACAAGCTGAATTAGCTTTTAAATATGATGAGTTGGATAGTAAAAATATGAATGAACAGCTTGATAGGGAAGTTGAGATACAAAAAGCTACTTTACAAGCTATGGGGTTTGCTAAAGAATCTGATGTAAATGATAATAATGTACCGGATATATTAGAACTGGAAAAATTAGCCTTAGAAAGAACACAACAAGCATTTGAAAATAGTTTGAAACTAAGACAACAGAAACAATCTGAAGCTATTGATAAAGAAGAATTAACTTTAAAGAAAAGAGAGAGTGCTGCTAAGATACAGCAGATGAAGAAAAGACCAGTAACTAAAAAGTAGGTGGATGAGTGATATAGAACTTATTGATGAAATTAATGCAATGAGCCGATATATTCAGAGGGAAAAGGATGAGAATGAAGTTAAGAAATTAAGGGATAAACTTCTGGATTTATGGAGACAGTTGGATAAACTAAGAATAGATAAACTTTATAAAAATATTAAAAATGAATGAAGAAATACAATTAAATAGGTTAATGGCAGATGCTGGTTCCTTATTAATAACTGGAACGGCTGCTGTTACAGGCAAATTCTTTGGATTTGTAGTAAATGAGGATGCTGTTATAACTCATGTATATGTTACTCCAGAAGGAGGAACACCAGCAACACATACAGAAAGAACAGATTTGGCTTCCGCAGCATTAACCACAGGAATATATTATTCTGCTGGATATATTAACGGCAAGAAAGCTTATATAGATTCAATACAATTAACTAGTGGTTCAGTAGTAGCTTATTATATTTAATTATGCTTGGAGTACATGTAAGAACTGTAGGAGTAAATGGCATCGTCGGGGGCGGGCTATGGCTATCGAGAGCGAATAGTCATTATAATAGGGTTATTGCTGACGGTGGTACAATTGAAGATGCTGTAATTATGCAAGAAATGACAAAAGACATTTACACATCAATTGATAATTTTGATAACTTAAATACTGTTGTCGATGCGGCACTAGGCTATAAATTAAATACAGGCAACACAAATGGCTGGCCTATTATTGAGAAACTATATAATTTGACGGATAAAGGGGATTATACGCAAGTAACAGCTGCAAATATGCCAATATTATGTAAGTACGAAGGGTTGAGATATTGGGCTTCTTTTGGGAGTTTGGGTGGTGGTTATTTAAAGACAAGTGCAGGAAGCAATACAACAGGCGATACTCAAATAGATGTATTATTATCCGTCAAAGGTACTGTTAGTAATGGTTGTATATTCGCCCAAACCTCAGGTAGTTATAAGACTTTTCGACTAACGGTGACAAATGCTACTAATAAAGTATTTGGTTTTAATTTTTCAAAGGATGGAACCAATGAAATTAATTCAAGTTCGGCGAATACAATAACTCCAAATGGCGATAAATTTTGGCTTAGGTGTACAAGAAATATTACGACTGGGGATGTGTCATACTATTGGAGCGAAGACGATTCGATTACACATGAACCTGTATCATGGACATTAATCAGAACTCAAGCAATACCAAGCCAAACAGGACAACTATATCAACAGGCACAACCTTATGAAATTGGTTCAGATACGAATGGTGCGGCACATTTTTGGAATGGGGGGATATACAAGCTGCGATTTTGGGATGCTGGGGTTCAGAAAGTAAATTTTGACCCTGCGAATTATAATCCTGCCGCAGATATGGTTAAGTGGACGGATAGCTATAATACTTGGAATATTAATGTGTCAGGTTCAGGATATTGCTGTGGGGTCGTATTTAGAAGCACGTTATTTTATGACATCACAAACGATGCTTTGACTGCATCAATTTCGTTAAGAGCAGTTCCAGCCGTGTTTGGTAATATTAAGGAAAAAACAACAGGTAATTATTATTTTGGCGCATATAAATTTACAGCAACAACTCAAACACTTGGTTATAATGCCGATTTATATTTACGTAATAGAACTTCCCTCATAATATCCTTTGACGAACAGGCTACTCATGCCTATGCTCAAAATGCCCTAGATTGGTATGTCAGAAATTGGGCTTTATATTATTACTCAAATTCAGGATTTAATCATTCTGAAAAGGGAAGGTATAAAGGAATGAAAGCGTATCACAACTCAAGCACCCAACATATATATGGGGCTATTCCTGCATTTATAACAAAATATAATGCTGGAACTAAAACCAAAATAATGACGATAGGGGACAGTACATCCCCGTTAGGTATATATGCAGAAAGAATATTGTTTGACAAAAAGGCGGGAACTAATTCTGTTGGATGGTGCAATGCTGGATTAACTTATTACGACGATAAGGTTGTACCTACACGTACGGGGACATGGACTGATAAAATAATTAGTTCGACTGAAAGGCTCACAAATGATGATGAATTTGGTGTCAGTGGATTTTCAACTGTGCCAAGTTCAGGAGCAACATTAACGTTTACTCCTAATTATAAATGCAGTTATACACGTTTTAGAATTTGGTATTTGCAGGACACCGGCTCCGGAACTTTTAATATTAATTTTAGGGGCATTGACACACCAGTTAATGCGGCGGGGGCGAAAATGTTAAAATACGTTGATATTACTACGACTAAAGGACAACATTCAGCAATTATTAATACAATATCAGGAACGGTCAGGTTTTACGGGGCATCATTTTTAAATGATGATGACAATGTGGGGTATCATTTATGCAGGGGAGGATCACGTTCAGAAGATTGGGTTGGACGACCTCATTTTCTTTCTTTTTTAAATTTTATAAATCCAGATTTACTACTAACACAGATAGGCATTAACGATGGCAACGTACCCGCTACGATAATGCCTAATATTGAAAGCATGTTAAGCGAAATATATTCTAATTTTACAGGAGAAGTGATACTATGTACATCAGGCGGATTAACAACTGACGGTATCACAAATGATACTACAACAAACACCAATGCCCAATTGCTTTGGGATCAGTATAAAGATTTAATAGATTCTAATAATTTGGATGCAGCATTTAATCTTAATTTAGCTTTCCCGACATGGACAGTAGGCGCTGATTATAGATTGTACCTGACAAATACAACTGATGATTACGTGCATCCCAATTACTATGGAACCAAAATACAAGGGGAACAAATAGTAAAGGGCTTTTTTAATTTATAAATTTAAATTCATGACAAAACACAGATTACAAGATTTGTCAAGTAACAAAAAATAATATGATATATATCATTTTAATAGCAATATTCAAAGCTTTTTCAGACTGCTTAAAAGTAGATCAGTTTGATAATTCTATATTTTCAAAGTTCAAAGGCTCTAAGTTTTGGGATATTAGAGTTGCAGAAAAGAAATATCATACTTGGAATATATTTATGTATTCTTTGGTATGTATATCAGATGCTTGGCATTTAAGTAATACTATAATGTTAAGTTCAGCATTTATAGGTATTTATTATGGGTGGCAAACATTCTCAATCGGTACACATCTTATAGGATGTTTTGTAGTATATGCTATATTCTTTGAGTTTACTAGATTCATATTAATGTCTAAAAATTATAAATTAAAATAATGGAAAGATTATCACCAAAATTAGTACAGTTACTAAATAAGCAAATAAAGAATGAACTTGATAGCTCAAGATTATACAGGGCTGTTGGCGAGTGGTGTGATTATGAAGGATACTTTGCTTCAGCCAAATTATTTAAAAAATACGGTGAAGAAGAAATAATCCACCAAGATAAGATATATAGTTATTTACAGGACAGAGATTATTTACCAGAAACTCCTATGGCAGATGCGCAAAAAAGAGATTATGGATCTCTTAAAGAAGTTTATCAAATGGGATTGGAGCATGAAGATGTGGTAGAATCTCAATGGAAAGCTATCTATAAGCAGTGTGAGGAAGACAAAGATTATACAAGTTGCGCTTGGAGTCAGTGGTTTTTGTTGGAACAGATTGAAGAAGTATCTAAATTTATAAGTTTATTAGATAAGTTGGATAAATGTGGGGAAGATAAGATAGGTATTCAACTCTTTGAAGAGTATGTTGAAGAGTTACTGGAAGGGTAAAAAGATAAATTAAGTTATAGTAGACACGTAAGATGAGTCTAATAATTTTTATTAACCAAACTAATGATTTATATTTGAATTAAAATTAATCTATGGCAAAAGAAGGAAGTAATTTACAGGAAGATTTAACATCAATGTTAGACTTTGATGTTAATGCGTTATTAAGTGGGGGAGATCCCACAGGAGGTTCTGGAGGAAGTAATCCACCAAACGATACAGATCCTATACAGGATACTATTGATGATGGTAAGCAAGTGACTCCTCCAGGTAAGAAAGAAGAAAACTTTGATATTAATAAATTTTTAGACAGTTCTTTACAGACTGATGAAGGTAGTAAAAAGGAAACTAAACAGAGTGTTGCTGATAAAACTGGAGAACCCCACGCTCCTCAGAATACTGAAAACACTCCTTCTTCCTTAGTTACTTTTAGTCTTGCCAAAGACCTGTTGGAGCGTGGGCTTATCTCTGAACTAGTTGAAGAAGACGCTTATCAAAAACTTGTTGAGGAAACTGGTGATGAGTACGAAGCTTTAGCTAAAGTTTTAGAAGATAATTTATATAAAGAAAAAGAGTATATAGTTAACAATCTTGAGGAAGATATACAGACGTATATTAAGCTCAGGGATCTTGGAGTAGACTCTGAAACTGTAAATAGGTTAGCAAGTACCCAATTTAAACTGGAGAAGTTAACTGATGCAGAGATTGAGGGTGACGAAAATCTTGAAATGAGGAGGTTACTACTTACCCAATACTATAAGAAAACATCTCCTTTAATGGATGAGGATGAAATTAAAGGGTTGGTTGAAGCAAAGATTGATACTGGTAAGGATATTGAAGCAGCAAAGCAAGCTAAAATAAAACTACTAAAGATCAACAAAGATGAAATGGAAGCAGAAGCAAAAGCAGCTACAGATGCTAAATTAGCTGCCGAGCAGAACTATAAGCAGCAACAGGTTAAGTTTAAACAAATGGTGGAGAATATACAAGATATTTTTCCAGATGCTAAACTTACAAAAGTACAAAAAAATGAACTTGAGAATATGGTAATGAAAGCTGTAACTCAGGATGCTAATGGAAAACCTGTAAATGCGGTTTGGAATGAATACTTTAAAGATCCTTTAAAATTTCAGTTAGCTATAGCATATCATATTAAGAATGGTACTTTGTTTGGTAAAGCTGTTACAAGTACTAAAACTGCTGAAAAGAAAGCACTGCAAAATTTGAAGGAAAAGTTGGATAGTGGTAGAAATAATTTAGGTGTGGCTTTAGATGTTGCACAATTACAATCTACAAGGGGATTTGAAGGGATAACTGATAAGACTGCCAATAACTTGAAGGAGATGAAGGAAGCATTTGGATTGAAATAACATTTTTAAATTGAATATAATATGCAAAAATTACCTGGTGGTCTACAGATAGTAGAACAAAAAAACTGGCGTGGCTTAACCACTCCCGATCACTTGGGGTGGCTTGGTATGCAAGAACCTGAAATAATAAATTCCGTAATTGAGAATTTGTTTGAATTAGATCAAGGTTCTAATAATGTGGTTGCTTTAATGAACAAATTTCCTGTTTATGAATTAAATCAGGATGGGCCTTATCGCTGGATGGTGTATGGAGCTACAGAACGCCCTCTTGCTCTTGTAAAATGTACTTCTGATGAAGCAGGTTCTACATCTGTAACTTCAACAGATACTTTTGGAAAAAATGGACAGATATTTTACCTTTGGTTTAATGAGGATTTATTTCCTGGAGAACCTGCTATATTAGCCGGACAAAATCCAGAATATTATCAGTACCGTGTTAAAGGTAATCCTGCCAAAGTAGGTGATCTTTATAGATACGGTGTAGTATTACATAATCCAGATCCTGCTGCTTATGCTCCTTATAATGACTTAATTGGTGGACAGTTGTTCAGTTACATGTATGGATTGGTTGAACAAACCTTATCTAGCAAAGGTACTGATATTATGCACGCTAGTCCTTTCATGCTTGAAAATACTTTAAGTGGTATCCGTAAAGAATATGAAGTGCCTGGAAGTATGATCAATGCTGGCAAAAATAAACCTTTAGCTTATGCTTTCAAAACCAGTGATGGTCAAATGAAAACAAGGTGGATTGACAAATTATCCTATGATTTCCGTGTACAATGTATGCAAGATAAAGCTAAATTGTTAATGTACGGCAAATCTACTAAAGGGCCTGATGGTAACTATAATGCTTATGGTTTAAGTGGTAATGTAATACGTGCTGGTTTTGGTATGTATGAACAGATGGAAATGGGTAACATTTTAACCTATAATGATTTTAACTTAGACATGTTGTTTGAGTTTATTATGGACTTCTCTGTAGGTAAAATGACTTCTGCTTCAACTGAATGGTTACTTACTTGTGGTGCTTGGGGTGCTGTTGATTTCTCTCGTGCAGCTTTAACTAAATTTGGTGGATTGAACTGGTTCCGTTCTGATTTTAATATGAAGAATATTAATTCTGATGGCTCTATCAATGCTCGTGAAGGTCAGGTATTTTCTTATAGTTTCCCTAACAACGTAACTGTAAAAGTTATGGTTGATGGTAGCAAAGATGTATTACCAAATGTTAAACGTCACCCTAGAGGAGGTTTATATAGTTCACGTATATTTGACGTACTTGATATTGGTACTTCAGCACAACCTAATATCCAGATTGTAAAAGTAAAAGATACTCCTGAAGTATTTACTTATATACAAGGTATGAGAAGTCCTTTTAATCCAACAGGTAACTTAGACAGCAATTCACCTATTCAGGTATCTAGTCCTATTGATGGATATAAAGTACTTTGGTATTGTCCTGCTGTTGGTATTAAAATAAATAATCCTATGCGTGTAGCAAGAATTATTCCGGCAGATTACCAAGCTTAAAAATAATTTACTATATTTGTGGGGGAATTAATTTTCCCCTACATTTATTTATTAACTTAAAAAAATTTATATGGCAGACATTTTAGAAGTAAAAGAGGAAGTAAAAAAAGAGGAAGAAAAATTTTCAATAGGTTGGGCACTTAGTAAGGGTTATCTTGAAGATAGGAAAGTGTATCTTAAACTTCATGCAAGACCTACAGCTATGGTACAAGATCCTAAGAGTAAAATGTACAAAATGATTGAAGGGGCACAGGTTGTTATGCAACTACCTTCAGTACCTTATGAGAAAGGCGGAAGGGGGCAATTAGTAAATCCCTTTAAAAATGAGGAAGAGCAAAAGTTCTTTGAACACATATTTAAAGATGATCTAAATACTCACATTGAGATGCTTACTGAAGATAAAAGAACAGTATCTTTCTGGAGTAGGTTTAAGGTGAAGTTTGAAGCTACACAATTTATTAAAGATAATGGTTATGAAATGGATTTATCTAATCCAAGACAAAACTTAGAATATAAAGTAGCTAAATTACAAGCTTTTACTTGTCCACAAGGAATGGCTCCAATGACACATCATAAGTTTATGTTGGTTGATGCAGATTATGAAAACAATCTCATGCTTGAAGATGTTGATAAAGATTTCACAATAAGTGCTTTTATTGCTAGTATTGTAAACTCTGAAAAGAAAATGAGAGAATTTATAGCATTATATTTATTAGATAGTAAATCTAATAAACAAATTCCTCAAGATGCTACTGAAAGCTATTTTAAACTTGAAATTGCTAAACTATTAAAAGATAAAACAGCTAAAGAGTTAATCTTTAACTTAGTAAAAGATAAAGAAGAGTACGCTAACAAATTACTTCTTTATAAAGCAATTAAAACTGGTATAATCTATAAAACTAGTACAGGAATGTTTAAATATGAGGGTACTGATGCTACATATACATACAAACAAATATATGAACATCTTGTAAAGCTTAGGGATGATAGGGGAGATGAGTATTTAAAGATTGAAGCTTTAATAAAACAAAACTATAAATAATGGCAGGTTTGACAGCCAGTGAGATGATGTATGAGGCTAAAGTTCTCTATGAGAGTATGGCTAGTGCTGATGCACCAGGCTTTACTCCTAGAGAATGGTCAGTTTTATTAACCCAAGCCCAGGAAAAGTTAGTACTTGAGTTATGTGGTGAGGGAGTAGATAAAGATACTTTTAACAGAATCGCATTATCTCAATTAAAAGAATATGGTATTATAAATTTAGGAAGTATATATAATGCTTTAAGTCTTACAGGGTATCAAAACTCATTTAGAGTAGATAGGTCGGGGTTAAATCAAACTGTAAATGGATTTGTATACAGACCTTTATTTTTCTTTGAACAACGTGGGAATGCTACTTTAGGAGCAGTTTCTCTAACAAATGTTAAAATTAAAGAGGTTGAAGAGGATTACGTGTCTGCAAATACAGATAATCCATACAAAAACCCAAATAAGATAATATTCTGGCAACTTCCTTATAAAAATGATAGTGTTATAGTAATCACAAATGGTACAAACTTGCAAAGTTATTATTGTGGTTACATTAAAAAACCTTATCCCATTATAGTACCTTATTCTGGATATACAAGTGCTATGACTATAGAGGGGTATAATTTAAATACAGGAACTAATCCAGATGGTAATTCTGTATTAACTTATGGTATAGATTGTAAATTACATGTGTCTTTACACAGGAAAATTGTGCAAGAAGCAGCAGCTTTAGCAAAAGCAACTAATAAAGACCAGATGGCTTTACAGTTACAAAAGATGCAAGAAAATTCGTAAAATATTGTTTAATTTAATACTTTTAAAAAATGATTGTTAATGAAACTTCTGGGGTAAATTATCCCTTTGTAGGCTATGCTACTCGTAATAGCAATACTACTGTAGATACACTTCCTGTGGGATCTGTAGCTATAGTAAATGAAGCTGGTACAGTTCAGACTTCCAGTATTGCAGCTACTACTGATGAGTATCGTATAGTTAAGAAAACTGCCAATGGGCCAGTGTTTAGCCCAAGGTTTAAATATGCAGAAATTGTTTCTAAGGGAGCTAAAAACTTTGAACAGGCTCAGGAACAAGTAACTGTAATTGGTTATGATCCTACTTCTGCTGGTGGATCACTTAGTACTGTAACTTCAGGTAGTACCTGGAAATTATCACTTGATTTGATTAATACTATGGGTTATTATAACTCATCGTCTATTATTAAAGATCCTGTGTATACAACCCAAGCTGCTACTGAGGCAGATTTGGTAAAGGGTATTGTCAATAATGCTATTAGTAATTTCAAAGCTCCTAGGGCTGCTGCTGGTACTTTAGAGTTTAACAGAACATCTAATGGAACTTTGGCTGATTTTACTGGTACTGGTACATTACTTAAATTTACTAAAGGTTCTACTTTAGTATCTACTTATATTAAAGCTGCTGCTGGAGATGCTACATTGACTGCATCTACTATGAGTACTTCTGTAGGAGATATTTATGGAGTACCTTCAACTTTAGGTCGTACTTTTACTTTTACAGCTAATATTTTAGGTACTGGTGCTGGTAGACATATAATTTATATTGGTGCTACATCTTATGATGTTGCAGATGCTGGTTCAGCAGATCAAAACGCTACAGCTATTGCTGCTGCTATTAATGCTGGTACTCAAGCTAGTGCTACTGCTGCTACGTCTACAGTAACTATTGCTTATAAACCTAATTTTTATGCTCTGCCTCCTGTAGTGTGGTATACTGCCGATGATTCTTCATTTACCAATGTAACTGTAACTATTGCTTCCGGCAATACTGCTCCAGTTAGATACGTTGCTGCTACTGCTGCTTCATCTGCTGCTAGTTTCACATTAGATATTCCTTGGCAGGGAGAAACTGGTTATGTTATTGGTGGGACTACTGCTGCAACACACACTGGTGTAGTATCATCTGTAACAGCTTGGGGTATTAAAATTAATGGATTGCCTCAAACTATTGACCAATTTAATCCTGCTACCGACTTATTCCGTAAAGTAAGGTTTAAAGCTTCTTTAAAGAATTTAACTGCTAATACAGCAACATCTACTATTACTGAAGCCGTTGCAGCTAAAGAAGGTTCTGGTATGTTAGAATCTGTAGCAGTTATTGAAAATAACGGTGGATTTAAGAAAGGTAGGGAATTTATTTCAGCTTATCCTCCCACTGTTTATGCTACTGATGCTTTAACTTACGCTAAAGGACAGACATATAGCGCAGCTTCTTTGAAATGGGATACTTTATATATTACTTTTAATAGAGAAAGTGGTGTAGCTGCTTCTATTGGGCAGTCTGTTAAACAGCCAATTACTTTGGAAGTTTATACTCCAAGCTCTCTTTCTTATGAAGAATTAGAAACTGTTTTAGCAATTACTGCCGTATCCTAATTAAGTTAAGTAAATTATGTTATATTAGAAAGGAGAATATTGATTTATTCTCCTTTTTTATTTTTAAATATTATATATTTGTAATTAATAAATTATAGAAAATGACTAATATAATTAAAGTAAATAGTTCTAGTAATAGCAATATAGAACTTCCTTTCGGGGATTCTCCGGTTATTGAAATATTTTTAACTAATAACGTGTATGTATACGCAGATAAAGATATAATAGATGGTTCTAAATATACTTTAATATTTATACAAGATGGAACTGGTGGAAGAACTGTTACATTTGGAGTAAATATGCCAAGTGGGTTGGTTATAGATACAAATTCCAATGCTATAAGTGTTGTAAATTTACAATGTTCTAAAGGATTATTATATATAGATAGTATGTATCCTGGAAGCGTTCCAAAAATTGGGATTACCTTTTCTCCAACTACAGGAATATTGTTAAATAATTCAAACGTAACCGTGTATAATACATATACTCAAACTGGAGAACTTACGCTAACAGTAACAAACGAAATAATTGGTGGAACTGCAATACTTTCTATTGTAGTGGATGGCAATACCATCACAGTAACTGGAGCAACAAAAGACCCTAAATCGGATGATGCTTCAACAACATCAGGGGATACTGACAGGTATGTATTCTGGAAGGATACTTTAGGAGTGTATTATTCAATAACTAATTTAGGTCAGTAATGAATAGGCAAGTATTTAATACAATAGCTGGCATCGCCAAGGGAGGGATACCGTTTAAAAATGATATAGTACAATGGTTATTTAAAACAGGGGAAAATAACGTAATTTCATCAGATGGTTTATATGCTTTAGATTTTTCAGGTAAAGGGAACGATGCGATTTTTAAAAATAGTTTTTGCGCAGTTGCTAATCCTGGCCAAACAGTTGATTCAATGCCTTTAAAAACTCAAATCAATATTGATTCATCTATCAATTGGAGTTTTGAGGTTTACTTTCAAACCGATTCCAGTTCTACAACTAATTTTTGGGGGTTTATCGGTGGTGTTATAGGTGGAACTCCAACAATTGATCATAGGGTTTATTTTCGGCAGGGTACTGGTATTAATTGTTATGCAGGCTCTACAAACTTAACTTTTACGGATATAACAGATTTTAAGATATTGAGAAAATATAGAATTAATTTTCACGATGGAGTGGCTGATCTATATGTAAATGATACGTTTGTAAGGAGTTCAGCGTTTAGTTATACCACATGGAACATAACATCTCTGAGTTGCACCAGAGGTCTTACAAATCAGAATGGTATATTTTTCGGATTAAAAATTACTCAAAACGGATTAGTAACGAACTATTGGCCTATATGTTCCGGTAATCCGCACCTTTTTGATGTAGTTGGGGAAAACCATGCCATATTATCGTATAATTTTGCAAATATGAATTGGCGTGGGTTTCAAAATTTATTGCATTATAATATTAAATATGGAGCCGATATTATAACTAACCATAGCGACCATTATTATTTTGTACCAAGAAAAATGGATGGTTCAAAATTGGCAGATAATCCACCTAACTATCCAATTGGAGGTGGAGGGGTATATATTAATTGGAAATGGAATTATCTTTTAAATAAAGCATTGCCTTTTCCTGCATGTGAAACTATGATTCAGACATTAGAAGGGGACATAACCTACTCAGCATTTGAGCAAAGCGATAATATTTTTGGAAGACTTGACAATGACCAAACATTTAAGGATATTTTGGTTTACGATACTGCCAAATTTGCGTTAGATAAAATAAAAATAAATAGTTATTTAAAAAATAAAGTTCTATCAGATTTAATTTATGACCCAGATAATTGCCTGAATGATATTGTAACTCAAATAAAAACAGGCACATTTAAGTATATGACTGTTGGAGACAGTTTATCGCCTTTTACCTATAAATTAAATGAACAACTAAGGTTTTTCGCACAACCAAAAGGATTAGGATTTGATAGACTATCATCCGGTAGTTATGTCTTAAATAATGGTTACGGCGATTTAGGTATTACTATTACTGGCACAGTTACCAATAATGAAGATGATAATGTATCCAAAGAAAGGTGGGGGATTCATGGATTTCGTGCGAGCTTTGCGACAGGTGCAACAGTGACAGTTGATCCATACGATCATATATACACTAATGTGCGGATTTTATACGCTCAAAATACCGATAAAGGGTCTTTTAATGTAGTAATTAACGGTACTACTTATTCTGTCAACTGCAATGGTGCTGCTGGATTAGGTGTATTTAGTCAGGATATAACTGCATATTCAGGAAACATGGTAATTAATAGTATAGTTGGCCCCGTTGAAATTTATGGATTTGAGTTAAATAATTCAACAGGTACGATTAACCATCTCCTTTCAAATGGTGGTAATACTTCTTACAATTTTAATAGTCTACTATACCCTAGTTATCTAAGCGATTACTGCAATGCTACTATTTTACACGCTGCTATTATAATGCTTGGTGCTAATGATGCTGTTGGGAATAAACCAGCAAATGAAGTAAAGGCTAATATATCTCAAATTATAACAGATATACGGACAGCATCCACTGTACCTATAATAGTATTAACGCCTACAACCAGAGGATTGATAAGTGGACAACCAGGAGAAGATTTAATTTATTGGGCAAAGTGTCGGGAATATTATACGGTATTTAAAGAGCTAGCTGACGAATTAACTGATGTTTGCGTCATTGATTTGGCTAATATTTTCCCACGCTATGATGCAGCAATAGCAGCCGGCTATATGGATGGAGTAATACATCATACTTTAAGTGGTCAGGAATATTTAAGCAGAAGACTATATAGAACTTTATTAACTCAAATTTAAATTCATGACAAAACACAGATTACCAGATCCAATAATAAAAATATATTTTAATATTAACAACAATAATTAATGCTTTCTAAAGTATAGTTATGATAGAACAACTGTAGATTATATAATACTGTAAACATAATATTCTAATCTTTTAACAATTTCAGATGGGGCCATGTCAATTACACAAGGAGAGTATAGATAAAAGTTTTGAATTTACACATAAATCTATAGAGGATTTAGGAACATCTATACGTGGGGAAATAAGAGCTAATAATGAGTTAATACAAATGCAGTTGCAAAAGATTTTAGACCAAACTGTTAAAACTAATGGTAGAGTAACTAAACTTGAAGAAGAAACTAAGGTGTGGAGATTTGCACAACAAAATCCAAGATCTGCATTTGCAATAGCTGTAGGACTTGTTTTTGCAGTTGTTAAAATTACATCATTAGGATTTGAAAAAGTTATTACCCTAATTAAATAATAAACTTATGAAAAGCTTTGGAGATTATTTAAAAGTAATATTAAAACATGAAGGGGGCTATGTAAATGACCCAGATGATCCTGGAGGAGAAACTAAATACGGCATTTGTAAGAAACAGTTTCCACATTTAGATATTAAGAATCTAACTGTAGAACAGGCTTCCAAAATATATTTTGAAAGTTATTGGTTGCCTATGAATTTAGATAAAATTGATAATGAGTTACTAAAGCTGCATTTATTTGATATGGGAGTAAATGCAGGAACTAAATCAGCTATAAAATTACTACAAGAAATGTTAGGAATAACTCAAGATGGGGTAATTGGTAATATAACATCCAACAGTATTAAATCTTGGCAGGGAAATGTAGTAGCTGATTATATTAACGCCAGAAAAGGTTATTATCTAAGACTTGTAAAAAATAAACCTAAACTAAACAAATTCCTTAAAGGATGGTTTAATAGGGTAAACAATACAAAATTTGAAAATTAATGGGAGTATACCAAATAAATAATAGTCCTACAATTCCTGGAGGTGGTGGGCAACCTATAATTCCTGTAAGCAACTACCAACAGCCTACAGAATTAGTTGTATTAAAAGAGGTACAACCTATTACTACACCTTCGGGTAATGATAGTAATTGGCAAAAAATAAGTAATTATTTAAGACCTTTAGATGTTACCAATAAAGTTATTATTGGTAATAGTAGTGGTTTTGTTGGAAGTGAAATATTAAGGGTTGTTGGAGGAGTTTATGCTAATTCCTATACTACGAACGAACTTGTTTATTTTAGGGATACTTCTGTTTATATTAGAAGAGATGAATCTGATAATTTAATATTTAGGGATGGGTCTAATTTAGAAACAACACTATCATCTTTAATAAGTTCTACCGTAACCCCAACACAAATAAATAATTGGAATACGGCTTATGGTTGGGGTAATCATGCTAGTGCTGGATATTTAACTGTAGAAGTAGATCCTGTATTTATAGCCCATCCTGCGTATGGTATAAGTGGAACTAATATTACTAATTGGGGAACTGCTTATACAAATACACATACACATACCAATAAAGCTTTATTGGATAGTTTAATATCTAGTGGAGCAGGCACTCAGTTTTTGGCTGATGATGGAACATATTATACCATCTCAAATACTGTAGCTGGTAGTGATACAGAAGTACAATTTAATAATGGTGGGGTGTTTGGGTCAAACTCTAACATAACAATAAACGATTCTACAAACACCTTAACTAGTTATGATATTAACGTAACTAATACTTTATATTTAAATAATTCAGCTTATATTTTAGATAATAGTGGGGATTTAACGTTTTATGATACATCCTATGGCGCACCAATAACTTTATCTACTTTAGCTGCTGGAGCTACTAACCCTTGGACTATATCAGGAAGTAATATATATTTTGGAACTGGTACTGATATGGTAGGTATAAATGTAGATCCTACCCAAGCTGAGTTAGAAGTTAGTGGTCATATTGTAGCTGATAATTTTGATAGTAATTTTTTCAGGTATGAAAATAGTAATGTATTACTAGGCCCTAATGCTGGAGATAATGAAACTGGAAGTAACTATTTATATATAGCCAACAGTGCTACAGCAAATCCTATTATTAAAGGTAATTTCTTATCTAGTAGTTTATGGTTTAATGCAGATGTGTTAATACAATCTGGAAAAGATTTAATGTTTTCAACTCCTTCTGTTAAGATATATGAAGGTAATGATGGAGAATTGATTTTTCAAGATACTATAGCTAATAACGGTTCTCCCGTAAATCTTAATAATCTGATAGATGGTAGCATAAATGCTTTAATTGCAGATTTTGATGATTTAGCAGCAGTTCAAGCAATAAGTGCTGGAGATGTTCTAATATGGAACAACGCCTCTATTCTTACAATTGCTGGAGCAGGAACTAATTTTCTAGCAGATGATGGTAATTATTATGCTGCTGGTGGAGGAGTAACACCAACAGATTATACTTTTAAATTTGATTTAGGAAGTAGTTATTACAGACCTTATACCGATAAAACTGAAGCTGGAGGTGTAGCATCATCTGGTAAATTCTATGGAGGTACTTCAGATCCTAGTGCTACAAATAGATTAAATTATGATGGATATTTACATGCAACTAATTTGTATGCCAAATCTAATTTAGAATTAGGAGTATCAGCAACAACTCCTGGCACATTAACTATATATGGTTCTACTTCTGGAAGTGCTACTATTATGACAGCTTCTGTTGCTGGAAATCCTGTATTATTATTACCGACAACTACAGGAACTTTAGCATTAACTAGTGATATAGTAACTCCTACAGACGATATATTAGATTGGAGTACAGATAAGTATACTCCTTATGCAGCACAACAAGCATTTTTAAGTTTTGATACTAGTTCTACAAATCCTACTTTAACCACAAGACTAAATGTAAATGGTTATTTTTATGCAACAAGCCTTACCGGTAGAGCTAATTCTGATAATGGAGTAAATGGGTGGTCTACATCTGGGTACGGAGTTCAAGGTTTTTCTACAAATAGTACGGGTGTGTACGGACAATCAAGTACAGGTAACGCAGCAGGATTTTCACAGAACGCAAGTGGCTCAACAAGTTCTCATGTATTAGTATTAAGTAAATTAGGTGGAGGTACAAGTAACTTAACAGGAGATATTATAAGTATAACTGACAATCCAACTACTTCAGGAACTATATCTGGTAAAGTGTTATCAGCAACAATAGGATCTACAGAAAGAATTAGTTTAAATCCTAGAGTTACTAATAGTGGAACAAACTCAGCCTATTTATTAGATACTGATACAGCATTAACAGGAACAACTAGAATATTAAACTTATCTGTTGCAGGGTCTAATAAATCTTATTTAGATTGTAATGGTTTGTGGCAAGCTAGTAATTTTCAAGCAGGATTGGGAAGTACCACTACTACTATTTCAGATAATAATATTAATATGACTTATTCTGGAACAGGTAGATTATATTTCCAACCTGGTGTAGCAGATGGTGCAAGTGCGGTTGCTTATATGTTTGATACTCACAATAATTTATCCGTTGGTGGAGCTAAGTTATTAAGCATAAAAAACCAAGGAACCGAACTTGTATATATTAATAGATTAGGAGAGTATATAGGGCAATCAATATCTATCACCGCTTCTTCACCTTATTCTGGAGGAACGGGCGTTATACAAGGATATTATAATGGTAGTTCCGCTTATTACGGTGTAATAGGAGTATGTTCAAATAACGGTTATGGTGTAAAGGCCACAACTGTAGGACTTGGTGGAGGATTAATTGTAACATCTAGTAATAGTATTAGTGGAACAAACTCATCAAGTTTAATATCTGTATTAAGAGAACAATCTGGAACAGGAGCTAATACAGGAGATATAATTAATATAGTAGATAATCCTACCGTATCTGGAACAGTAAGTGGATCTATATTAAAAGCTTTAATAGGGGCAACTACAAGAATAGATATGAATCCTAGAGTTGCAGATGGAGCTAGTGCTATAGCCTATAAATTAGATACTCATAATACACTATCAAACGCAACAGCACAATTACTAGAATTAGATAACAATGGCGTTGCTAAACATTTGTTTTATGCAAATGGTAATTATGGTTTATCTGGAAATTTAACATCCTATGGTAAAATTAGTTTAGGATCTACTGCCGGAGTATCTACTGCTACATTACATCAAGACGTAGGAACAGGATTAGCAACATACCATAAATTTACTGCTGGAACTACTACAGGAACAACAAGTAATGATGGTTTTGATATTGGAATAGATAGCACAGGAAAAGCTTGGATAAGTCAATTAGAGAACCTTGCACTTGGATTCAAAACTAATAATACAGAAAGATTAACTATTGCATCTACAGGAAGTGTAACAGCTACAGGTAGTATATATCAAGCAGGTACATTTGCAGGAATATATGTAAATGATGGGGTTACAGCACAAAATATAGCAACTGGTACTACATATACTAAAATGACCCATTTTGCAACAAATGAGGAATCATCTAATTGTACAGCAGATCAAGCTAATGATAAAATAACTATTACTAAAACTGGTAGGTATTATGTAAATTGGAGTTTGTCATTTACAACAGATACTAACAATATAACACTAAGAGCCACTGTATTTTTAAATGGTACTGAACAAAACTCTCCACATGCCGCTAGAAAGATTGGTACTGGAGCTGATGTAGGTTCTATGAGTGGGGGAGGAATTATTAATGTAACTACAGCTCCTTGGGATTTAGATTTAAGATGTAGACATGATGGAGTAGGAACAGTAGCTGTAACTCCTTTATATTCCAATTTAACAGTAAATTACGTAGGAGAATAATTATAAAAAGATGCTAAAATTAAGTAATTACAACAAACCCTCCAACCCAAAATGGAGAAAGATTGGGGATATAGCTATAGTAGCTATACCCATATATACAAGTATAATATTAACTTTACCAGGATTAGATCCCAATACAGTAACTTGGGTAAATGCTATAGGTAATAGTATATTAGCTACAATAAAACTTATAGGACAATTTACTTTAGATCCAAACTATACGGAAGAAAATAAAATATAAACAAATTTGTTTATATAAAAATATATTGTATATTTGTTTTTTAATTAAAAATAATTTATTATGGAAGAAATGGAATCTAAAGAAATTAAAACTGAAGAATTAAAAAGTGTTGTAAGTTTGAGTAAAGAAGATTTAGTTAAAGAGTATGATACATTATATAAATCTTATAGTGACACTCTAAATAAAATCAATGATTTGACTCAAGCAAAGTTTAAATTAGAAGGAGCGTTAATAAATTTACAAGAACTTTTAAAAAAGTTTAACCCAGAAAAAACTGAATAAAAATGCTAACAACCTTTGCTTTAGTATCTCCTCCAACACAGAGCAATGATGCTAAACTTTTAACTTTTACAGATGCTAGTGCCACTTGGGTTAGTGAAGAAGCTCTTCCTACCCCCGAGGGTAATTATCTAACATTAGATATTGTAATAAAAACCTATGATGAAACATTGGTGTGTGATACTATTACATATCCAGGCCCATATACTTTAACTTCTCAACTTGTTTTTGAAATAGGTTGTGATGATTTATTAGTATCTGGGGCAGCAATAGGTACAGCTACAGATATGTTATCTGATGGTATTTACGAAGTAACCTACAATCTTTATGATAATGGGGATAGTTTGTTAAATAGTTATACAACTACTTTAGTAATACTAGGCCAAATTGAGATAGATATGGCTAATGACTTTGCTGATGTACCCGCTGTATGGAGAAGAAAAGAACTATCATTACAAAGTGATGATGTGTTAGCTTTAATACAACCTCTACAGAAAGAAGCTTATTATCAAGCTATATTGGCAGAACCTTATGAAACTAGAGAAACAGCTATATTAAATATTATTGATGATCTAAATAGTTTAATAGATGACTAATGACCAAGCTGAATACATTGCCTCTGTAAGAAATGCTTATATGGACTTTGTACAGAAAACAATTAATAAAAGAAAATTAGGTAATAGATTTGAATCCAGGTTTGATACTATCAAATTAATATACTTGAAAAAGTACATAGAAATATTATACAATTACTTTAGTGCGGAACCAGGAGACGATAATTATTTTGATGCTGTTAAAGCCATGAGTTGTATGGAACATATTTCTGAAATAACTGGTAAAAAATATTTTTTAAAATTAACATGAGTAAACTAGGAATATATATCACAGGTATCTTATTAATAATTGGTATGGGATACACAATATATAGTTTAAAAGCTGAAAATAAAAGACTAAATAATAATATTATAGCTTTAAAAGATGACAATTCAAGACAACTGTTACTAACTAAAAGTGAATTACAGCAGTTCTATGGAAAACAGTTAGATAGTCTTAGTAAGGCTTTAGATATAAAATTGAAAAATGTAACAAATATCATCATAACAAAATATAACTATAAGGATACTGTAATTAAACATGTAGCTTTTGATACTGTAAAAATTGAAGGAAGTGAAAAATTTTTAGTTAGTAAGGGGTGTTTTAAAGTAGAAGGAAGTATAGATAAAACAGGTTTAAATATAAAAACTTTAGAATTAAATGATAAATTAACAACATTTATTTATAAAGATTATTATAAAAGATTCTTATTTATTAAGTACAGACCTTACTATACTTGTAAAGTATATTCTGAATGTAAGAAAGATACTGTTCATGTTGAAACAAATATAAAAGTTATAAAATGACTTTAAACGATATTGCATATAAAATACTTGAAACATATAGAGCATATATTAGAAATAGTGAGTCTATAGATATAAGAGAGTTATATCACAAAATACATACTACAAGAGCTAAACTAATTAAACAGAAGATTGAAAAATATCCTCTAATGCCTATTGAGGAAACATTTAATCAATCTATTGGATCTCAAAAGTTAGAACTTGTAGATTCCTCTGTAGTTACCGGATTACTTTCTGGTAGAAAAATGTTACGTACAATTAATAATATTCCTCTTCCACTATTTAATAATAATGGAGAACCTTTATTTGCAGGAATATCTGGAGGAGATTTATTATCACCAACAATAAAAATGGTAACATTTGAACAAAGTAAATATGTTGGTAATGGTAGATTCAATAAAAATACATTATATGGATTTTATTATAATAATAAAATATATTTAACTTCTGGAGGAACTGATTACAGACAACTTAAATATATAACTGGAAGAGGAATATTTCAAGATCCTATGAGTGCTGGTTTATTAACAAATAGTTCTTATGATGAAAAAAGTGAATATCCTATAAGTTTTAATATGGCAGTGGATTTAGAAAATATAATATTAAGTGAAGATTATAAACTTAATGTTTTACAACCAGTAGACCAAACAAGTAACCAAACAGATGATATTAAATAATGGCACTAGCATTTAAAAGGGGTAAAAGGGAAATATTAGCAGATTATAAAACAACAGATATTTACAGGTATTATAAAAAAAACTGTAAACATTCTCCTATAACAAGAGCACAATTTACAGCTATATTAGAAGGATTTCACGATAAAATATCTGATAAAATAGTTTGGGATAATTTTGAATTTTATATGCCAGGAAGAATGGGTTCTATATATTTAATAAAAAAAGAAAGTGTTTTTTTTATTAATGAGAAAACAGGTAAAGCTGAAACTAAATTTCTCAAATTAGATTTTGCTGCTTGTAAAAAGAAGTGGGAAGCATTGTATCCAGGATTAACTGGAGAAGAAATAGCAGCTATACCAGACAAACCTAAAATATTTTGGTTACATGAAAATACAGATGGTAAATATGCTCGTTGGTTTTGGGACAAAAGTTTATGTATTGTTCCAAATAAAATAGCATATTATTTTGAACCAGTAAGGGCTATAAAAAATAAAGTTTCAAATTATATAAACACTTTTAATAGAGTAGATTATTATGAAAGAAAATAAAGTAAATATCGCTAAAGAATCTTTTAAAGAGAATATGTCTTTTTCTCAAAAGAAGGATGGTTTAACTCAAGAAGTACGTGCAAGACAGATAGAAAATGGATTTTTAATTACTGTTAGTAAATACGGAAATAATTCCAAAGGGGAATGGATTAGTGAAGATAAAGAATATTTTAGTAAAACTAATATATTAAAAGATATTCAAACAGAAATTCCTAAGTATTCTATATTTGAACAAACTAGGGATAAACTTAATGAAATGAAATAATTATGTTTAATAGTAACTATATACATGTAAACTCAGTAATAGAAAATGTACTTAGGGAAGTACCTATTAAAACCATTGACCAACAGGATGCTATACAATGGGTGTGGGAAGTTATAGGATATATAGACCACCCAGCAACGCTTATAGAAAAGTGTGTAGTACTTTCTGTAGAAAATTATAGGGTATTACTTCCAGAAGACTTTTATACAGAAGCTGAGATGGGAGTTAGACACAATCTTAGCAAAATTCCTTTAATTAAAAGTGCTGATATTCATTTTATGAGTGAATACAATCATCCTACAACAACAGTACAATCAGGTAAAGTTGTAATTGAAGGAGAAACAATGTATTGGGATCCAAATGGAGATCCTGTACAGATAGAGCAAGAAGTATATGTTTCTGGCGTACTAGGTAACGGTATGGCAGATACATTTATGAAATATAAAATACAAAATGGATATATTTATACTAATATCAGTGATATAGAGTTAGAATTATCTTATAAAGCTTTTCCGGTATATCAGGATTATACTCCTATGATTCCTGAAGAACCTAAAATTGTTAGGGCTATAGAAAGTTATATTAAAATGAAACTTTCTAAAAAGTATAGATGGACAGGGGAAATAACTAAAGAGTTGCGAGATGAAATAGAAAGAGATTATTATTTACATGTTGGGTCTGCAATTAACAAACTAAAACTAGAAAGTATTGATAAAACAGAAGCTTTAAAGAATAGAGCTGTATCTTTAATACAAAGACCTGATGAACATTATAGAGGATTTAATACTCTTGGAGACTTACAACCAATATCTAAAATTTAATTAAATGGCTTCACATATACAGTCTTTTACCAAAGGTATAGATAGGGATTCTTCCGTTAATAAATATCCAAATGATTCTGCATATAATATAGAAAATTTCAGATTTATAACAGATGAAGGATTAACTACAATGTCTTTAGAAAATATCAAAGGTAATACTTTGAGTTTTTCTTTAGCTAGTGGGTATTTATTTTGGGGGTGGACTACCATTAGAAACACTCTGGTAATTTTAGCTATAGATTCTAACAAAGTTGGTGATGCAGCTTCTGATAGAATATATACAGCCACCATAAATGATGGTGGTAGTATCACAGGACTGACTTATATATATGAAGGGGCTTTAGGGTTATCATTATCTTACAAAATACTAGATGTTGTAGGTAGATATGAATCTTCGGTATTACAAAAAATATATTGGTCTGATGGTAATCAAAGGTTAAAGTTTGCTAATATAGCAGATCCAAATATTTTTTCCAAAGATTCAACCTGGTTTGATTATATCCCAAGTTTTTCATTTTCAACAATAACTGTTGATTCTATTACAACAGGTAGTTTAAAGGTTGGTAAAGTACAATATGCTTATCAACTTTATAATTTATACGGGTCTTCTACAGCATTTTCATTTCCAAGTAGTTTAGTTCCATTATCACCAAGTACTTCTTCAGGTAATGATGTATTATTTAGTGGTGGAGTTATTGAAGAAAATTCAGGAAAAGCTGTAAAATTAACTATTTCTAATATAGATTCTGATTTTAATAGAATTAAAATAGTAAGGTTATTACATACAAATTTACTAAATGACCCAGAAATAACTGTCATATATGAAGGAGAAACAGATAGTTCACTCACTATAATTGATAACGGTACACAAAATTTAGGTACGTTAACATCAGCAGAATTTAACTTTGTAAATTATGATATTATTCCAAAGAATTTAGAAACTAAAAATAATATATTGTTTGCTTCTGGAATTACTGAGGGATTTTGGGATGTAGATAATTCTGTATATGATACAAGAGCATATAGATTTAAATCTGATGGAACGTGCACCATTTATAATGAAGATGGTACATCTGATGCAATTACATTTACACTAGCTCAGTTAAATTCTAATACAATACCTACAGTAAATTCTGTACCAGAAACTCATGATTGTTTTAATAAATATAATGATATAACATTAGATTCTGATGCCAGCACATATATGTGGATTTTTAAAGGTGATGGTACAACAAGAGGTGGTCAGGGTAAAAATATATCATTTACTTTTACTACTGAAACA